ACTTGAAGATGCTATTAGATTAGCAGGACTACAAGTTGAAGACTTTTGGACAGCAGAAGAACTAATGGCAGAGAAAGGCGCAGATGACGATACTATGGATGTCAAAATTGACAAAGATGGTGCTATTTCAAAAGCAGATGCTCCGGACGAGTTACACGATAAAGAAGAAGAATTACCTTTAGATGAGTTTATCAAAGGACACTTTGATTATACTACTAACCAATTCCCTAAAGGTGAAACAGCAGTAATGACAGCAGTTGAAAAGAAATATGGTGAAGAATCAATTCGTGATGCTGTTGGCATTATGAAGGAATTGGTAACAGGTCAAGACGAAGAAATGTCAAGAATTAAAACTTTGGCGGGATTGTCCCACTAATTTCACTTTTTTGACAAAGTTTCACTTGACTTTATAAGTATGTTTGTGTATTATGTATATACGTGCTACACAATCTAGGCACTTAACAGCCAAAGGCAATTTTTATAGGAGGCTTAATTATGGCAACATTAGCAGAAATTCGTGCTAAACTAAAAGAACAAGAATCACGCACAGGTGGTTCTAATCAACCAACAGGCGATAACGCCATTTACCCATTTTGGAACTTGAAGGAAGGCGAACAGTCTACTGTACGTTTCTTACCTGATGGTGACCAAGCAAACACTTTCTTTTGGAAAGAGCGTTTGATGATCAAACTACCTTTTGCAGGTGTAAAAGGTGAAACTGATTCACGTCCAGTACAAGTACAAATTCCATGTATGGAAATGTACGGCGAATCTTGTTCAATCTTGAACGAAGTTCGTGGTTGGTTCAAAGATCCAACACTAGAAGACATGGGTCGTAAATATTGGAAGAAGCGTTCATACGTATTCCAAGGGTTTGTAACTGAAAGCGGTCTTACTGAAGACAGTATCCCAGAAAATCCAATCCGTAGATTTATTATTGGTCCACAGATTTTTCAACTTGTTAAATCTGCACTAATGGATCCAGATATGGAAGAACTACCAACAGATTATACTGCTGGCGTAGACTTTAGAATTGTAAAAACTTCTAAAGGCGGATATGCAGACTATTCTACTTCAAACTGGGCTCGTAGAGAGCGTCCGTTAACTGAAGCAGAAGCAACTGCTATTGATACACACGGTTTGTTTAACTTATCAGACTTCTTACCTAAGAAGCCAACTGATGTTGAACTTAAAGTAACGCAGGAAATGTTCCAAGCATCTGTTGATGGTGAAGCATACGATCCAGAACGTTGGAGTCAATACTTCCGTCCATCAGGTATGGCGGCACGTACTGGCGATCCAGTAGCAACTCCTTCAACTCCGGCTTCAACTCCGGTTACTGAAGCACCAGCGGCACCAGTTGCTGAAACAGTTGCAGAGGCGGCGCCTGCTCCACAAGCGGCACCACAAACTGATAATAAAGCGGAAGATATCTTAGCGATGATCCGTTCGCGACAAAATCAGTAATTGCTTAACGAATAGGGATCTTCGGATCCCTATTCACATTGAAGGAGAAGTTAATGGCTAATAAAGCATTTGACGTTTCCAAGTTTCGTAAAAACTTGACTAAATCTATTACGGGTATGAGTGCAGGATTTAATGATCCTACTGATTGGATTAGTACAGGTAACTATGCACTCAACTATCTTGTAAGTGGAGACTTTAATAAAGGTGTACCACTAGGCAAGGTAACTGTTTTTGCAGGTGAGTCTGGTGCAGGTAAATCATATATTTGTGCAGGTAACATTGTAAAGGCGGCACAGGATCAAGGTATCTTTGTTGTACTAATTGATTCAGAAAACGCACTTGATGAAACATGGTTACAGGCGCTTAATGTTGATACAGGCGAAGATAAACTGCTAAAACTTAATATGTCAATGATTGATGATGTTGCTAAGACAGTATCAACATTTATGGCAGACTACAAAGATATGCCGGAGGAAGATCGTCCTAAGGTATTATTTGTAATTGATTCACTAGGTATGTTGTTAACACCAACAGACGTAGACCAGTTTAATAAAGGTGATATGAAAGGTGATATGGGTAGAAAACCTAAGGCACTTACAGCACTTGTTAGAAACTGTGTTAATATGTTTGGTTCGCACAATGTAGGCTTAGTAGCAACTAACCACACATATGCATCGCAAGATATGTTTGATCCAGATGACAAGATTTCAGGCGGTCAAGGCTTTATCTATGCATCATCTATCGTAGTAGCAATGAAGAAATTGAAACTAAAAGAAGATGAAGATGGTAACAAGATCAGTGATGTAAAAGGTATTAGAGCGGCTTGTAAAGTAATGAAAACAAGATATGCTAAACCTTTTGAAGGCGTACAGGTTAAGATTCCTTATGAAACAGGAATGAACCCATACAGCGGTCTTGTTGATTTATTTGAGAAAAAAGGCATTCTTACAAAGGATGGTAATAGACTTAAATATGTTTCATGAACAGGTGAAGAAACTAAAGAGTATCGCAAAGCGTGGGAAGCCGGTGGCGAATTGCTAGACAAAGTCATGATGGACTATAACGAACCAGGTGATGTGGTAACTACAATGGAAGAAGAAATTCCTGTTGAAGAAGTATTACAACCTGAGGAGTAATTTAGTTTATGGACAGTTCACAAATTATCGATACTTGGAATCTTTTTAAAGAACACATTGATAAGAAACACTTAGAAATTGTTGCAGAACGCTTTGTCGATCTAATGGCAGACTACGGTGTATCAGATGATGCTTTTAAAGATTCTTTGGGTAACTGTGATTATCTTGATCATGCAATCAATTATTATCTTGACATTGATGATGATATGGTTGCTGATGATGACGATTGGGATTAATGAATGTGGTACGGTAAAATCTCAAAAAATATCACAGAGATTCCAAATGCTATTCAATATTTTGAAAACGAACTAGCAGAAGCAAAAAAAGAAGTTCGAGTCTATGGTAACATAGAAAAGGCCGCGGCAGAAATGCCCGGCCTTGTCGAACATCGCTTTAATCAATTACAAGAATTAGAAGCAATTCTCGAATACCTCAATATTGAACTACGTAGACTACGCAGTTCTTTCTTCAAGAAATATTTAGAAAACTATCAACGTTCGTTGTCAAGTCGCGATGTTGAAAAGTATGTTGATGGTGAAGCAGACGTTGTTGATATGGAAAAGATCATTAACGAGTTTGCTCTTATGCGTAACAAATGGTTAGGCATTACTAAAGGATTAGATCAAAAACAGTGGCAACTTACTAACATTGTTAAACTACGTGTTGCAGGTATGGAGGATGCATCAGTATGAACGTATCAGAAGAATATAAGCAACAACTAAAACAAACACACGAAAATAAAAATTGGGGTACTACTAGTAATTTGCCTAAACAAGTAGAACTTGCTATTGCCAAATATAATCCTCAATCTATTTTAGACTTTGGTTGCGGTAAAGGACAAATTGTAAATTTATTAAAAGAAAAATATCCACACATGACTGTCTATGGATATGATCCTGCATTTAACGATCAACTTCCAGACAGTGTAGATATGATTATGAGTACAGATGTATTAGAACACGTAGAACCAGATGCACTAGAAGCAACACTAGATGATTTAAATAAACGTTGTAATATAGTACAATATCATTTAATTGCTTGTTTTAAAGCAAAAAAAGTTTTACCCGACGGACGTAATGCACACTTAATTATTAAAACTCCAGACTGGTGGCAAGAAATCATGTACAATAAATTTAATGTTGTTCACGAAGATATTATTGGCTATGTTAAAAAAGGTAAGAAGGGTATTCCTAAGGCAGTGACAAAATACGAATGCTTACTAGAGAAGAAATAAGACTACAGTTTGAAAACAAAACAGTATGCTTGGTAGGAAATTCTGTAAAACTATTTGACAACAAAAACAACGGATCGTTGATTGACAGTTACGATACTGTTTGTAGATTTAACAAAGGAATTTCAAAACTAGGTGATCCTTGTTACGGCAATCGATTTGATGTTTTGTTTTATGCACATTCTAATGTTGTTCCAATGGCATGGCGAACAAATCCAACACAATTTGGTGAAACATATCTTATTCAAACAAGTATTAAAGGGCGTCAGCCAGAAAGACTTTTTAATAAACACAAAAGTTATATTGTACCGATAACTAATCTCAGAGATAGATTAAAATTAATAAAAGGTCAAGAACCTTCTACAGGTATGGTAGCCATTGACTTTGTTCTATCTTTTAATCCAAAGAAAATAGTATTATTTGGTTTTGATTGGAAAAAGAATCCAACGTTTTATGCAAAACCCATTGACGTTGAACCTCACAACTATCAAAACGAAGAACTCTACATTAACAGCCTTAAAAACATAGAAATCCATTAAGTCAGAAACACTAACAAATTAAGTTTAGTGTATTAAATATCATTGATGAAACAGCAACTGATAAATCATATTTTGGATAAATTTCCTGAAACATATGAACTGCAAAAACAATATCGCAGTCATCCTGACTACAGTTTATTAACATTAGAAAACTTTATTCCTAGAGAATTAGTTGCATTATTGGCAAAAGAACTAGACGATATTCCATTAGAAGACTGTAAGCATTTTACAAGAGCAGGTTCTTGTATGTACGAGTTTAATAACACTGATCGTACTCCAATACAAGATGCAGTTATACACGCATTACATAGTTCAACGTTTATCAAATGGTTACAAGAAGTTACTGATACTGTAGATTTAATTCCTGATCCGCATCTAGTTGGCGCAGGATATATGAAGTCATTTGCAGGAGACAGTTTAAAAATACACACAGACTTTAACTGGAATGAGCAAATTCGTTTGCATCGTATGTTAAGTGTTGTAATATATCTTAATGAATATTGGCAAGAAGAATGGGGTGGTCAGTTACAGTTTTACGATACTAAAAGAAACAAAGTACACACTAAAGTTCCTGTAGGTGCAGGTAACTGTGTAATTTGGAACTATAATAATTTTGCCTTCCATGGGTATCCAGACCCAATGACTTGTCCCGAAGGTGTAAGCAGAAAGGGTATTAGGTTGTTCTATTATGTTAGTAATGCCAAACACGACGACAAACATCCTCCGCACAGAAGTTTGTATTGGTATGATGAAAAAACAGGAACACCTTACGATCAGCCATGGAACAAGTAAGTTTTATATTGCCTCCGTTAAACTACAAAAGTTTAACTTGGACTGAAAAAAATAATATAGAATACGAAGGTCGCTCTAAAGAGTTTGAAGAGCAAAATAAACGTTATCATCTAGCAGGCTTTACAAAAGAAAATACAAAGTACAATCAAAGTTTTAAAGTAGGTGTTGATATAATTGCATTTGCTCAAACATTGTTTGACAGATGTACTATCTCAGTAATGTATCAAATGCCAGGACAAACATTACCAAGTCATGTTGATACATTTTATAAAATTTCAAATGAATACGGAGTTGACCCGCAAGACTGTATTCGTGTAAACATTTTCCTTGAAGATTGGAAATCGGGTCATTATTTTGAAATAAATGAAAAACCAGTCTTGCATTGGAAGCGTGGTGATGCTATAATAATAGAAAAAGATGAACCGCATTTAAGTGGAAATTTTGGCATGAGTCCAAAATACACTATGCAAATTACTGGAGTAAAGAATGAATTTAAGAGGTGCTAAACCTGTATCAGATAACAAAGTAAAAGAGTTTATTGAACGTTTAAACCCTGTTGCTGATCTATATAATCCTAAACTACCAGAAGAATTTAAGTACGAATTTGTAGATTGGATTTTATCAAGCGAATTTAATTTTATTAAAGGCATTGAAGAATTTGCTAGTATTAAACTATGCAACGGAACTGTTCAAGCGTTTGACCATTTTTATTACAAACACAAAGAAAAACGTTTTAGATTCTTTAAAGGCGAGTTTATGTATCATCAGGCTTGTCTTAAAAACGGTAGTCAGTTTGAATGGATTAACGATATACCTTTGCGTGAAGGCGATGCACTAATCCTTAGTGTGCCGTTCAGTGATAGAGGTATTCAACACCCTGCTACGGATATGTTACTACGCAATGCAGAACAGTTTGGTATTCCTGTACTACTAGATTTTGCATACTATCCTTGCACTAAAAACATTAACTTAAACCTTAGCGAATATCCTGCTGTTGAAACAATTACATTTAGTATTAGTAAAGCATTCTATGGTGCAGAGTATCTACGTGTAGGTGTGCGCCTTGAAAGAGAGGACACAGATGACGGTATTGACGTGTTCAATTCTGTAGATATGCATAACCGAATTAGTTTAAGTATAGCAAGTAGTTTGATAAAAACTTTCCCTGTAGATTGGAATTGGAAAACATATGCAGATGTTTACAATGCGGTTTGCGAGGAGAAAAATCTAAGACCCACTGATTGTATTATGTTTGGTTTAGGCGGTGATGAATATAAAGAATTTAATCGCGGTGGAGAAGTAAACAGAGTCTGCATTAGTGATTTAATTGGAGAAAAAATAAATGACAGTAGTAAGTAGTCATAATGATTGGGATCCTTTAGAAGAGGTATTTGTAGGTATTGCGGATCATGCACGTATTCCTACAGTAGATAAATCAACACACTCATTTGGTTTTGCTGATTGCAAATGGGAACACATTAAAGATCTCGAAGGACCTAGTCCGGAGTGGGTAATTGATGAAGCAAACGAAGACTTAGATAATTTTGCTAAAGTATTAACAGACCTAGGTGTTAAAGTAAGACGCCCGGAGTCAATTGATCATTCAAAAGAATTTGGATCGCCTGATTGGAAAACAACAGGTTGGTATACATATTGTCCAAGAGATTTATTATTGCCTTTAGATAATCTTATTATCGATTGTCCAGGTGCTATGAGAGCAAGACAGTATGAAACAACAGCGTACAGAGATTTCTTGTATGAAGCAATGGAAGGCGGAACCGAGTGGATTGCGGCACCACGTCCTCGCTTATTAGATGAGAGTTATCAACTTGAAGACTTGAGTATTCCAACTCTTGTAAACAAAGAGATTGTATTTGATGCACCTAACGTAGTGCGTCTTGGAAAAGACTTATTATATCAAGTAAGTAACAGTGGAACTAAACTAGGCTATGAATGGTTGAAAACTATTGTTGAGCCAAGAGGTTACAAACTGCATCTTGCTGAAGGCTTTTATAGTTATTCACACTTTGACAGTACAGTAATTCCTTTAAAGCCAGGCTTAGTATTGTTCAACGGTGATAGAATTCGTCCAGACTTTTATCCTAAAATCTTTGAGAAATGGGATAAGATTTTCTTCCCAGGAGATAAGGTAATTGACATTGGTACGAATTTGCCAAATGGTGTATCGCCTTGCAGTAAGTACATTGGTTTAAACTTTATGAGTGTAAACGAAAACTTGGTAATCTGTGATGAGAACCAAGAAGAACTACGTAAAGAGTTAGACAAACACGGTATTGAATCAATTGGTTTACCTATGCGTCAAGCACGTACATTGTCAGGTGGCTTCCATTGTGTTACTTTAGATACTAAGCGTAAAGGCACACTGGAAAGTTATTTTGACTAATCGCGGCTACCATATACCACATCTCGAATATATGATCACAACCAGTTGCGATCTGGCTTGTCCAGGTTGCGACCGGTTTATTGATTACGGACATCCATTCGTTGAGTCGTTTGATGAAATTGTCAAAAATATGGAAGAGTGGTTTGTTAGATTAGACCCCGACCATGTTACTATCATCGGTGGTGAACCTCTTATACACCCACGCATCTATGATATTTTAAAAGAAGCAAGAAGGATATTTGATCATGCAACTATTGAAATATATACAAACGGTTTTCTATTACCTAAGAGACCTGATTTACTTAAGACACTAAAAAAGATTGGTCATGCTAAAGTAAGTTGTAGTATACACAATAGAGATCCAGAAGTACGTAAACTAATAGAAAAAAATTTATGGGATGCCTTTTATTCTAAAGGATCGTGGACTTATGCTAACGAAGGACAGTATGTACAAGACAATGTAATGGTAGAAGTTACCGATCCAACAACAGGCGGTTGGTATGACTATAGACGAGTAGTTGACGGCCAATTAAAACCGTGGGATGATAGAAACCCAATTGGAAGTTATGGTAAATGTGGTGTTGCTACCTATCCTATTATATACAAAAAGAAATTATATAAGTGTCCACCAATTAGTATGTTGCGTACCCATTTAACAAAAACTAAACAACTAAATGATATTGATTGGTCGCCTTATCTACAATACAAAGGACTTGCTGTAGATTGTTCAGCAAACGAGTTAGAAGAATTTGTAGACAATATTTTTAAACCACACAAGATTTGTGCTATGTGTCCTGCTAATCCCGAACTAAAGCCACAAGAAGAAGCCGTAATTAAAAACGTGAAACTATTATGATAACAGTACCTTTAATTACAATGGACAGTAACTCAAGAAGCCTTGGAACGTTTCTTGACAAGTTTAAAGATATTATTAACTTCGAAAGTTACAATCATAAGATACTTGACGGTGCAGAAAAAGTAGTTGTGTTTTTCGAATATGTAGGTGATAACGAATTTACATTTACACAATTTACAAACTTTTTTAAAAGTTATAATATTCCAACACTGCTTGTAATTGACGATAGTTACGAAGGACTAGCAGATAAAAATTTTATTAAATTAGTTGAACAAACTGTAGATAAAAACCCAGCAATAAAAGATTGGGTTATACTAACCAATAATAAAATTCTCGATACAGAAAATAAAATTCATTTTAATGTCCAGTTATTTTTAGATCGCTACGATGGTATTGATGTTAATAAACACATAGGTACTGACTGGAACGGTAATAGTAATTTACGTCGAAAGAAATTTTTATGTTTAAACAGACAAGAAAGATTGCATAGATTAGAAGTAACTGACTTCTTGCTTGAATACGACATTGCTAAACACACGTATCTTAGTTGTCCTCTTGGTAACTATCAATATGTATTAGACGGTACGTTAGAACAACAAGAACATAGAAAGTATCTTGACAAGTCTTTACAAAATGCAAATCTGTCAGAAGAAACTGTACAAAGATTAAAAGCAAACTTGCCTATTAATTTAGATTTAGATGAAACAACATATAAGTCAATGGCAAGAAACTTACCTGACGGTAGCCAATACTATGCTGAAAGTTATTTTAGTATTATTACTGAAGGCGACTTTGATGATGTCCATAGACAAGCATTTACAGAAAAAGTTTTAAAATGCTTTTTATTCAAACACCCTTTTATTGTTGTAGGCTTACAAGATACACTAAAGCAATTAAGGGAATTAGGATTTATAACTTTTAATAGTGTTATTGATGAAAGTTATGACGAATTATCATTTGCACATCAGCGTTTAAAAAACGTAAAAGACGAGTTAATAAAACTTAATAGTTTGAATATTCACGAACTGCGTGATATGTATAACGAACTTAAACCTGTGTTAGATTATAATAGACAACATTACCTAAACTTATTTCAACAAAAGCAACCTGTTGAACTCTTACACAAAATTAAGAGTTTTGTAAATGATTAATTATAAATTCTTTGTTAGGCAAGTTTAAATGTTTAACATCGTCTATAATACGTTTCTTAGTAGCAACATCTAACGTAGCAATGTCTAACGGTAACGGATAAGTTAATACGTTAATATACCAACGTGCATCTTTAAATCTTGTACAAAAATCACTTAACTTTCCTAATCCCATATAATTGTTTTTGTGCAGTACAGTATTAAATTCTAAAGTGTAAAAATTTGCACCTACCCAGTCGATAAATTTTACAACATCGGCCCATTTGGTTCCGCTTCTTACTTTTTCAGCAAGTTCGCCTATGCCGTCGATACTTAAAATAAATGTTACATTTTTATAGTTGCTAAGTTCTTCAACTACTTCATCACTAGGTATAAAAGTACCATTGGTATTATAAATTACTTCAACTTTATTTTTATGTTTTACTTGATGTAATAAACGCAAGTGTCTATCTGTAATTAACGGCTCGCCGCCTAAAAATAAAATCTTGTCTATTGTGTCTGGAACATTAGTAACACTATCAATTTCCATTAATTTATTTTTGGCTCGACCGTAAATGTCTTGTTCTTTTACAATCCAACTTGTACTAAACTCTGAGTTACACCCGTCACAAGTTAAGTTACATAGATTATCAAAACCTATTTCTAAAAATTTAAGTTCAACTGAATCTGTATCATATTTTTCGTTAAACTCTTGGCGTAGACTTTTATGCTGAATACTTTCTTCGTAATAACATTTTTCACAACCGGATATGCGTTCGCCAGCAAGGCTTTGTTCTCGTAATTCTTTATATGCTTCTGAATGCAATACGTTGGCTACATCACCGTCGAATGTATCAATGGAATATTTAAAACGACAACAAGGATAAACTCTGTTACCACTGCGTATATTAGTATGTTTCCAAAATGCACTACACTTCATAATAGGGAATCCATTTGTCATCTAGGTCTTTTTTAAGACATTTAGTTGCTAAATCTAAAAATGGTTTGTAATCCATTTCCGTTTTATCTTCATTACGCATAGGATCAAACACAAATATATTGTTTCTATCTACAATATCTAAATCATCTGTGTGTATGTTTAAGAACACCGGTTTAGTGGTGTCTAAAACGCATTTTAAAGCGTCTACACTGCACAAGACATAGTCAGAGCACTCAAACATATACTCTAGCATTTCAGACCGCTGTACGGGCATCTTAACCAGGTTTACACGGGCATTTAACCACTGTTCTATATGTTGCTCTAGCACACTATCGCCAAGCGGTAGCATTAGTACATAACTAAATTTATTTTGGTTTGATTGTTCAAATAATCTATCAATTTCTTCTTTTGTCATTTTTTAATAATTTCAAAATCAAACACGATAATGTTTAATGCCTTGTCGCTCAAATTAGGAGTTGTACTAATATCTAAATAGCCAGGTAAGAAATAAATTTCACCCTGTGGCATTGGCAAATATGTTTGCCAACTATTATACGGATTCTTATTTTCAACAGGAATACTATTATAGTAATATTCGCTTACTGGATTATCAACAACTAGTCCACCACTGTTTGGATCGCTTGAAACAAAGTACATACCTGTATAAAAACTTCCAGTATTCTTTTTCTTGGTTAAGCAACCACCCGGTAATACACATTGTATCATCGAACGTGTTATAGCAATGTGTTGACCTTGTTTGATATCTAACTTTTTGAAAACATCTTGACAAAATGCTTTTACTTCATCACTTTCACTAATATGTTTGAATAGATTATTAGTTTGAAAGTTATCCTTACTTTGCCAAGTGTTAACGTGCTGAATGTTTGTATTGTTAGACTGTTTTTGATAGTCTTCAACTACTCTATCAAACAATTTAGATACGTCTTCATGCTTGGAGAACGTGGTATGGAATATACTGTTTACAAATAAATTTAATTGGTCCATGGTAAAATTACTTATTTTGCTTTCAAGAACTGTAGACTGTATTTGGCTTCAAATGTAAATAGAGTTATGAAAATCGTGCTAGTTACAGGTGGATTTGATCCACTCCATTCAGGTCATATCAAATATTTTAAAGCGGCTAAAGAACTAGGGGATATGCTAGTTGTCGGAGTTAACTCTGATGAATGGCTAACACGAAAGAAGGGTAGACCCTTTATGCCTTTCAAAGAAAGAATTGCCATTATCAAAGAACTATCCATTGTTGATAAGGTTATTAGTTTTGATGATCAAGACGACAGTGCTTGTCAAGCAATCTTTCAAACACAGTCAACTAGCGGTATAGACGATCAAATAATTTTCGCCAACGGTGGAGATAGAACAGATAAAAACATTCCTGAAATGGCGATGTTTGATAATGTTAAATTTATTTTCGGAGTAGGCGGTCAAGACAAAGTTAATTCTTCAAGTTGGATATTAGATGAATGGAAGGCTCCAAAGACAGAACGTACTTGGGGTTACTACCGTGTACTACACGAAGTCGAAGGTTGTAAAGTAAAAGAACTTACAGTTGATCCTGGAAAAGAATTATCAATGCAACGACATAAAAGTCGTGCAGAGTATTGGCTAGTTACAGAAGGCAAGTGTGTTGTTAATTCAAAATTAGAATCCGGATATAACATACCTCCAAAGACTTTAGAGAAACACGAAGAATACAAAGTTGATGTTGATGCATGGCATCAATTAACTAATCCTTTTGATACGCCTTGTCGAATAGTTGAAATTCAATATGGAGATAAATGCATAGAAGAGGACATTGAACGCAAATGAAAATATTTGTAGGCTACGACACTAGAGAAGACATTGCTTATCAAGTGTGCAAACACAGTATTATAAGCAGACAATCTAACGCAGAAGTACATCCGTTAAAACAAAACGAGTTAAGAGAAGCAGGTTGGTACACTCGTCCTATCGATACATTGGGTTCAACAGAATTTACTTTTACACGTTTTCTTATTCCAGAACTTACTAACTTTGAAGGTTGGGCATTGTTTATGGATTGTGATATGATCCTTACTACAGATATTAAAGAACTGTTTGATCAAGCAGATGACAAGTATGCAGTCATGTGTGTACAACACGATTACAAAGTTGAAGAAGGGTTCAAGATGGATGGACAGAAGCAAACTGTTTACCCTCGTAAGAATTGGTCAAGTGTTGTGTTATGGAACTGCGGACATCCAAGTAACAAAGTAGTAACTACAGATTTAGTTAACGATGAAAAAACAACAGGAAAATATTTGCATAGGTTTAGTTGGCTTAAAGATGACGAGATTGGTGAACTAGATCACACTTGGAATTATTTGGTTGGAGTATATAAAGATCTTGACAAACCAAACTTAATACACTACACTGAAGGCGGACCATGGTTCGAAAATTATCGTAACGGAGAATTTTCACGCTTATGGAAAGATGAACTTTTTAACATGATGAACAAATAATGAGCCATTGTATTATTACAGACGAAAACGATGCTATTGTTAAATGCTTGATACAGTCATTTAAAGATGTGCATTATTCAGGATTTCAAGACTTTCATAAATTCAATAAAGAAATTCCTGTAGTTCTTAGAGGAATGACTGAACGCAAAGCAATACGAACTGCTGAAAAACAAGGAAGAGATTATTTTTATATTGACACAGGATATATGGGTAATCTAAACAAGCGTAAAAACTGGCATAGAGTTGTAAAGAACAATGTACAAAATATGACGCCGCGTTATGATTTACCAGCAGATAGATTTAATTCGATCAACGATAATAATTTAAGATTTACTGGTTGGAAAAAAATGGACGGAGCAATTCTTGTTGTTACTCCATCGCAAAAGCCTTGTTCGTTTTATGGAATTGACAGAGATGTTTGGGTAGAAGAAACTATTAAGGAACTTGTAAAACACACAGATAGACCTATTCTTATTAGAGATAAAGGACTGCGTAGAGAACGTTTAAATGACAACAGCGTCCCTGCACAACTTGTTAGACAACAAATACATTGTCTAGTAACTTATAATTCTATTGCGGCAACCGAGGCAATAAGTGCAGGAGTACCTGCTATTGCACTTGCTCCGGGAGCGGCTGGAGAGTTATGTACTAAAAAGATTAGTGATATTGAAAATCCTTACTACCCCGATGAAGAAAAAGTTATTGCTTGGCAAAACTGGTTAGCCTACTGCCAATACACGACACAAGAATTAGAAAGCGGTTTCGCATTAGATTTAATAAGAGATTTAGAACTATGTTAACAGTTGCAAGTTATATGAAAGTTATTCCTCCTGGAAATTCAAATCCAGAAAAACCTGCACTACTAAAAAATTATATTGAAGGTGTAAACAAAATGGGTGATAAAGGAATTATATGTAATACATATCATCCTATTGATACTGACGTAGCAGTTATACAAGGGTTTGTTCATGCTAACAGCAAAGATACCCCTCACCTTAAATTACGTAGATTAGTATACGAAAATCAATTGGCTAGAGGAAAACGTTGTATAATTGTTGATAGTAATTTATTTTTAGCATACGACAAAAACAATAGTAAAACATATTTGCGTTATGGCTATGATGGTATATTTGCCAACACCGGAGAATATTGTAATGCTCCTGAATTTGTTCAACCCGAACGTTGGCTACGATTGTCAAAAGATTTAAACATTGAAGTTAAGCCTTGGAAGAAAAGAAACGACGGTCATATTTTAATTGCTTGTCAAAGAGATGGCGGCTGGAGTATGCAAGGACAAGATGTTTTAAAATGGTTGGAACAAACTGTTAAAAGAATTAGAGTAGTGTGTGATGCACCTATTATGGTTAGATTCCATCCAGGTGATAAGCAACGTGATACATATCCACAGCGTATTAAACATTTAGATGTTTTTACAAGTGTGTCGCCAAGTCTATTACACGATTTACAAAACGCAAGAGCATTTGTAGGACATAATAGTAGTCCTGGAATTATTGCCGCAATTGAAGGAGTTCCAGTATTTTTAACAGATGCCGGACGCAGTCAAGCAAAAGAAGTTGCACACACTAATTTTCAAGACCTAGCACACATTAACGAATTTGATAGAGGCCCTTGGTTAGAAAAACTAGCAATGTGCCATTGGAGACTTGAGGAACTTAAAACAGGTGCGTGTTGGGAACATATGAGGAAATTTGTATAATGAGAGTACTAGTTGTAACTACATTTCATAAAGAAGGAATGGAATTATATGGACAACGTTTTATGGATACGTTTTCCAAAAATGTAGATCCTAAAATTGATTTACGTGTATATGCAGAAAATTGTACACCAACAGTTAATGATCCTCATGACCGCATAGGAGTATGGAGTGCTGAAACTGTACTAGATAAACTTCAAGCATTTAAAACAAAATGGAAAAATGTTCCTAAAGCAAATGGAGTGTGTCCTCCAGAAATAAAAGCAAAGCGTCCACGAGACTGGCACAAAGAATTTAAGTGGGACGCTGTAAGATTTGCTAATAAAGTATATGCAGTATTTCATGCCTGTGAAGATGAACAATATGATTTAGTGGTTTGGTTAGATGCCGACACAGTATGCCATAGTGCAATTAGTTATGAAAAGTTTGTAAGTTTTTTCCCTCAAGATACATGGCTAAGTTATTTAGGTAGAGGACACAAATGGCCAGAGTGCGGATTCTATGGACTACACACTAAGTCACTTGCCGCCCAAGAGTTTTTAAAAGAATTTGAACGTGTGTATGAAGATGCCGACAATGGTATTTTCAAAATGGAAGAGTGGCACGACTCTTACGTATTTGATCAAGTACTAAAAGGTATTAGACAAACACATTCAAATATACATGATCTTAGTGGACATTTAGTAAAAGGTGAAGGTCATCCACTGATTAACACTGAACTAGGTGCCTACTTTGATCATTTAAAAGGCGCTCGTAAAAAAGAAGGTATGAGTAGATTAAAAGATTTATTTAGAGTTAGAACAGAAGATTATTGGAAAACTGCCAAATGAGATTTAGTTTATTCACAGACAACGGTGCGTTAAATTCTAAACCCGTGTTTGAAGCATTTGCACAAGGGTGCGGTCAACAAGGTCACGAAGTTGTATATAACGACTACAATGCAGATGTAGCAGTCATATGGAGTGTCCTATGGCATGGCCGTATGCGTCCTAACAAAGCAGTATGGGATCACTTTCGTAGTCAAGGTAAACCTGTAATTGTTTTAGAAGTAGGTGCTTTACACAGAAACATAATGTGGAAAGTAGGTATAAATGGGATCAATAGAGATGCTGATTTTGGCGATAGTGACAATAATAGTAGTAGGGCTGACCAACTCGGACTAAAATTAAAACCATGGCGGGAACAAGAAGGAAGTATTTTAATTTGTACACAACACGATAAAAGTAGACAATGGGAAGGACTTCCGCCTATCAGTAATTGGGTTTTAGAAATTATAGGTCATATCCGAAGTCAAACCGAACGCCCAATTATAATTCGTCCTCACCCTAGATGTAAACTAGAAGGTATTCAACACGAGTACCGTAATGTTAGACTTCAACACCCCAAACACATTGACGGAACTTATGATGATTTTGATTTAGAGTTTGATAACATATACGCTGTAGTAAATTGGTCAAGCAATCCTGCTATCCAGGCAGTTATTGAAGGAATACCTGTATATGTAAGTCAGCACAGTCTAGCACACGACGTTGGCAATCCTATATTTGGGGATTATAACAATCCAATCAAGCCTGATAGACAGCAGTGGTTAAATGATTTGGCATACACAGAATGGAGTGTGCCTGAAATAATTCAAGGAATTGCACTAAAACGCTTGACTTCTTTCCTATAATGTCGTATAATGTTATGAATAGTATAGGAAATATCCATGAGCAAATACACTGTAGAAGACTGTTTAGAAATTTTGATTGGGCATCGAAATATTCCTGGTGCCTCATGGCGTGAGCACAAATTCAAGTTATTCCCCGAAAATAGAAAAGTCTTAACTAGTATTGGTACACAGGTATTTCGCGGCAAAGCCTTAACAGAGAAACAACACGAACTAGTTAAAACTCTTTTAGTAGAATGGTATACAGAACAGTTTGCCGAGAATGGCATTACTATTTTAGATCATGTAAATTTAACCCGTGAGCCCTACAGAGTAGTTGACAAGTCGCATTGGATTAAACGAACTACAACAAATGATCAAGACTACATTAGTATTCGTTTTCCGTTTAGCAATGAAGTAATTGATCACATTAATGATCTTAAAAAGAACACAGACAAAGAAGAATATTTTTATAATCAACACCAACACAACTTTCTTTTTAATGAAAAGAATGTTTTTAAATTAATTGATATTGCACTACGATTTAAAACAGAATTTGATATCGATGAGGAAATACTAAGTTACTATCACCAAATAGTAGATATTAAAAATCACGAAGAAGATTATATTCCCGGGGTTTACAACTTCGAATATAAAAATTTACATCCTAGTCTAGAAGAACATCTTTTAGATACGTATGGTAAACCTACTCCTGAAAATATTATTGGGTTATGGGATAAACGTAGACTATACGGACTACACCACTTTGACAATATTGCTGTTGCCAATTATTCAAGTTTAAGTCAAAAAATATTTGCAAGAAGAACTTCTAATATTCATGTAAGAACAAAAGTATGGACAAGCACTCAATTGTTTACAGCAATTTATGAGATGGATAGATTTCCTTTGTTAATTTTATTGAACGAAGAACGTGCGGCCGACGAACTTTCTTTGGTGTATAATGATGTTAAAGGGTTTGTTGACAATAAAGATGTTAGTGTAATGTTTAGATTGGACAATAAGAATGGCAATGAATTTAACCAATTCATCAGGGATAAGGGATTAAATAATAGTATAAGCAATGAAACAAAGATTGTAATTGCTAATCGAAAGAAAATAACAAAGCCTATTTTAAAGTCTAACTGGACTCCTGTCTGTATGTTAACATTTGGACCTTCACGCTTTCCAGGTTACGTAGTAGACGGGTACCTAACACAATTTGATCTCAAGTTATATTACACAGAGGAAGATAGTATCATTTCACAATATTCTAAAAAGAGAGATTATCACGAAGGAATCGAAGCAGTATGAGCAGTTGCAAACTTGTAATTTTAGATGAAGTAAATCTAAAAGTTGAAGGACTTGAAGTAGATGTTCGTAGAAAGATTGCGAACAAACTAAAATTTCAAGTTCCATATGCTCGTTATTTGCCTCAATACAAACTAGGTAGATGGGACGGAACTGTAGGTTTCTTTGGTTTGGGTGGTAGTGGTTATATTAATCACTTAGATGTTATCCTTGAAGTTTTACATCAACAAGGTGTAGAAGTTGCTGACATCGAGGATCATAGACACAAACACGATTTAAGTTTTCCAAATATTACAGAACGCTATTGGGCAGACCAGGGAGTGCGTTGGCCTAAAGGTCATCCAGCAGAAGGCGAAGAAATTATTCTACGTGATTATCAAGTAGAAGCAATTAATAATTTTTTAAAGAATCCACAATCGCTACAGGAAATTGCTACAGGTGCAGGTAAAACAATTACCACAGCAACACTATCACATTTAACAGAAGCATACGGACGCAGTCTTGTAATTGTTCCTAACAAGTCACTTGTTACACAGACAGAAGAAGATTACATCAACTGCGGTTTAGATGTTGGCGTATACTTTGGTGATAGAAAAGAGTTGGGTAAGACACATACTATCTGCACATGGCAATCACTAAACATACTAGACAAACGTAGTAAGAATGGTGAAGATGTATTATCACTAGCAGAGTTTTTAGATGGTGTTAGTACAATTATAGTAGACGAGGTACACCAAGCAAAAGCAGATGTACTTAAAAAATTACTAACACAAAACTTAAAGAATGCACCTATTCGTTGGGGACTAACAGGTACTATACCTAAAGAACAATTTGAATTCCAAAGCATCTTAGCAAGTTTAGGTCCTGTTATAGGTAGCATTACTGCTAAAGAATTACAAGACAAAGGCGTACTATCAGACTGTCACGTTAATGTTGTACAGTTAGTAGACATTGTCGAACATAGAGATTATCAATCAGAATTAAAATACCTCGTAACAAATGACGATCGTATAGAATACATAGGCAAACTTTTAAACACAGTAAAAGACTCAGGCAATACTCTAATACTAGTAGACCGTATTAGTGCAGGCGAAATGTTACAAGAACTAATACCCGGCAGTGTCTTTGTCAAAGGCGATGTTAAATTAAAAGATAGAAAAGAAGCGTATGACGAAATTAATGAAGGTACCAACCATGTTGTTATTGCTACGTACGGTGTGGCTTCTGTCGGTATCAATATCCCTAGGATATTTAATCTGGTGCTTATTGAACCTGGCAAAAGTTTTGTAAGGGTTATTCAATCAATAGGTAGAGGCGTAAGAAAGGCAAAAGACAAAGACTTTGTGCAAATATGGGATATCACAAGTACCTGTAAGTATGCAAAGCGACATCTTACACAACGTAAGAAGTTTTACAAAGAAGCACAGTATCCGTTTACTTTAGAAAAAGTAGATTGGCAATGAGAGGAAAAATATGAACATACTGACACTAGATAATAAAGCATTTTCCTTAAACAATTTGCCTGAACAAATTGAAGAAGATATTAGATTTAGCGTATTAGATAATTCAGATCCAAGTAATCCTGATTTTTATTTTATGCCTTTGATCTTTTTAGAATCTTTTAGTTCTCCAGCGATTGTATTAGAAATCGGAGGAAAAGAAGTAAGTATGCCACTTGACTGGCATATTGCAGTAGGAGATAGTACAAGCGGAAACGATTTGGAAATTCTTCCACTAACATCGATTAATGATAGAGGCTTTGAAGCATTTATTTTTAATCCACTAACAAGTTTTAAACCAGACTTTGCAGATTTAAAAGTTATTAATTTTTATAATGATGTTAAATGGCACGTGCCTAAGAGTAAGAACGGACAACTACTAAGTGTTCCTATTACCGAAGGCGACAATCCATTTTGTGCATTCTTTATTAAAGATGTATCGAGGCAAATTGAAACTATTGATTACGGAGAATTGTTTTAATGGATAAACTGTTTTCTGACAAATATGCTTCATTGCTTAATCAATTACATAATAAGAAACCACATTTTGGAGACTCCGGTAGGTACAAAGGTTTAACCAAGTGGATGCAAAAACACAATGCCAAGACTGCAATCGATTATGGTTGTGGAAAAGGTTTTGTAATGGAAAGTGTAAAACAAGACTTGCCAGGAGTTACAGTAATAGGATATGATCCAGGTATGCCAAACTTTGCTTCAATACCGACAGAAGCAGTTGATGTTGTTTATTGTACTGATGTGCTTGAACATATTGAACCAGACATGATTGATAATGTTTTAAAACATATTCATAGTTTGTTTAATAAGTCTGCTTGGTTTGTTATTGATACTGTGCCTGCTAAGAAACACTTACCCGACGGACGTAATGCACACCTAATTATTGAAAATCAAGAATGGTGGACAAATAAAATAAAAGAAAATATGCCAGGTATTAAGTTTGATGAGAACTGGTTTAGTAAACGTAGAATTGTAATGGAACTTGTGAAAGATGGAACGAATTGATATTAGTCCACACTTAGTATACAAAGTACACTGTCCTTTAGACTTGTCTGCAATAGCAGAACGAGGTGCTAAACTGTTAGACACTATTCATGATTCAGGTGAAGTAGAACAACAAGGTGGCATAACAAGTACGGGACATTTAGATGCTCCTCATATGTGGCCTGAAACACAGATACTTAACAACTGGTTACGAGCAAAAGCAGAACACGTTCTTAAAGAATGGAATATTAATTTTAATAGTTTTGGTGTAACTAAAAGTTGGGTAAACAGTCATTATAACGGTGCTTGGACTGATGCACACGATCATGGGGATAGCCATTTAGTATGTTCTGTCTATCTTCAACAACCCGACTACGGCGGAAACTTAGAGTTTGAGAATCAAGGTCGTCAACTGTTTGCGGGTTATCCACGCTTTGCCCAGAACAAATCAAAACTACATAATTACTTTACAGAGGTAGAAGTAAAACAAGGAGATGTTGTTTTCTTTCCTGGTTGGTTAAGTCATAGAAGTCAACCTAATGAATCCTTAAACAGAAGAATTGTTATGGGGATGAATTGGCATTGTGCATTACAACGCCCACAACAAACAGATAACGATCATATAACGAGGCAAGATGTTTAATATTTGGAATAAACCATCAACTATTATATTAGATTGTTTTACTGATCAACGAGTTATCCACGATGCATATGAACCAGTACTTGCTAAAGATTGGATGCCAGATTGGTGGAAGAAGATGCCTGCCACACGTAAATTTGACAGCAGAACATATCAAGGACTAGACAATGCTACACTAAAACGTTGTCCACACGTTAATCAATTGTTAACAACAGGAGTAATTTTTCCTGCTTGGATGCAATTACGCATTAAAACTTTTGACCAACCTGATCAAGCAATGGTGCAAACATATCCCGAGAACAGTCCTGTTATTCCGCATGATCCTCAAGACTACGCACATCACAAGCCAAATATGTTTCACGGCAAAGTTATGAGTCCTTGGCAAATTAGAGATAAGAGCGGAATCGATTGGATGTGGATGGCTCCACAATGGCATCAAACTAATCCATTAGAATATTGGACTGTACCAGCAATAACAGAATTCAAATATCAACACGCCTCACTAGTAAACATTATGGTTCCGTTTAATACTGAACTAAAAGTTGAACCTGGCGATCCGTGGTTACATTTAGTTCCACTGTCTGATAAAAGAATAAAAATAAAAACTCATCTTGTAACAAGCCAAGAACTAGGGAAACTTAATAGCCTAATGATGGGTGTTGGTAGTTACTCGAAATTTATTACACGTATGAAGAGGAAAGGCAAATGACTATGAAAGCAGGAAAAATTTGGGGACAAACAGAATTAATTCATGCAAACGGTGTGCTAGAATTTCACCGTATTGAATACAAAGCAGGATATAAATGTTCAGAACATGAACACAAATATAAATGGAACGGATTCTTTGTTGAATCGGGCAAGATGCTTGTCCGTGTTTGGCAAGATGACCAAGACGGATTAGTTGATGAAACTATTCTTGGTCCAGGGGAGTTCACGCAAGTGAAACCCGGAAAAGTCCACCAGTTTGAAGGTTTAGAAGATGGAGTCGCTTTTGAACTTTACTGGGCGGAATTTAATCACGATGATATCGTGCGTAGAACAGTCGGCTCCGAAGTAAAGAAAAGGAAGTAACATATGTTTACAAAACTACTAGACGGTGTGGATAAAGCACTAGCAACTAAACTAGTAATCTTACACACATTAGTAATTGCAGTCAGTAATTACTTGGTAACAATTAGATTTGATTTATTCCCAGGCGCAGAATTGCCTTTGTTTGGATCATTTCCACTAGCGGCGGCGGCGTTTACGTTTCCGATCGTAGTTGTTGCAACCGACCTTACAGTACGTATGGTTGGAAAGGAAGCAGGCCGTGCAGTTGTAGCAATGGCTATTCTACCTGCGATCATTGCATCAGTGCTTGTTCTATTAGCACTAGGTGATGAACACGCATACAGAGTAGGTATCGCTTCGGGTACTGCCTATGCAGTTGGAACTATGCTTGACGTATATGTGTTCCAACATATCCGTGAGAAGTACACAGAAATGTGGTGGGCGGCACCAGCAATTTCAACTATTGCCGCAAACATTATTGACACATATACATTCTTCTACACTGCGTTTTATCCAGCACCCTGGGTACATGGCGTAGCATTTAACAACACATTAACTAAAATTGTTGTAGGATTAATTGTATTCCTACCTGCATATGGTGTATTGTTAAGTTACCTAAAAGGTAAAATGAATGTCAAAGGTCAAGGGTAAACTTATTCCAGGCCAGGCATTGATATACGAGCGTGCCGACGGTATTGTGTACGCTCGATATAGAGATCCGCCCTTTAATAAATTACCTAGATGGATTGTTGGAGGAGTCCCTGAAAAAGGGCTCTTCCACAATCAACAAGAATTAGAGAAGTTATTAAAAGTTGCAGAAAGGGTACCAACACTTCAAAAGGCACTTGACAAAGTTGCTTTAATATGGTATACTATAAAAGATGATGAGAGATCCGAACAAAATATTTGAAATTGAAAAACCATTTCCTGATTGGATGGTGCAGTACATTGAAGACCAAACCAAAGATGTAAATTGGCAATTTGTAAGTGTACCTGAAGAACACGAGGAAGGGTTAAACTATAGAACGCCAGCATTGTTTACCAATGTAATGTTCTGTACCCAAAGCAACATACTTGATGATCATAAAGAACTTACAAAGTTATTGCACACTGCACTAACACGAGAAATTATTACTAATACAATTCCAGATGCACAAATTAATCAAGTAACAAGAACAAGATTAAATGGTACAGTTCAAGGAGTGTATTACGGTCCTCACAATGATGTTAGAAATGGACAACCAGGACTTTGGACGTTTGTGTACTATGTAAACGATGCAGACGGAGATACTATTTTCTTTTCAGACGAAGGCAAGACTGAAATGAAAAGAACAAAATATAAAAAAGGAAATGCAATCTTATTTCCTGCACATTATTGGCACACCATGGACGTGACAACTGTTCCATTACGTGTTAGTATAGGTATGACATATTCAATAGAGACAAAATTAAATGCAGAATAAATTACCTTTAAAAGATGTACTTGCGGCAATTGACATGGGTGCTAAAGAAGTTTGGGATGAACTATCTGATGAACATCGTAAACAAGTTTCGTTTTATTTGTTAAACAGATATGCAAGTGTAGTAAAAGGTAAACGTGAAGCACAAGAACTTGCTGTGTTTAAAACAAATGAATACTACAACAAACATTATTTTACACTAGCCAAACATCAAAAACTTATGTGGCAACTATTGTGTATGACGCAAAGTGCTGAAAAGAAAATTAACTATCACGAGTGGATTGGCTATAAGAAAAAAGGCACAGACAATAATAGTAAGATGGGAAAAGAACTTGAAAGAATTTTTCCTAATATGAAAACCGATGAAATTGCAATGCTTACTAAGTTGAATACTAAAAAAGAAATTGAAAAGTATGTAGAGGAATTCAATGGCAAAAACTAAAGGAACAAGACTGTTTACATTTGGTTGTAGTCTAACTAGATATCATTGGCCAACTTGGGCAGATATCCTAGGACAAAGTTTTGAAGAGTTTTACAACTGGGGTAACCGAGGTGCAGGTAATAGACAAATACTCGAACGTTTTTCAGAAGCAGTTGCTAAGAATGCATTCCTACCCGATGATGTAATTATTATTCAATGGACAGACTATCATAGGTTTGACTATCATATGTGGAATCCTGAAGCACACGAAACTTGGTATCCAGGCGGTGGTCTCTTTAGTAACACAGAACAAGACCCAACTAAAGGACTTGTAATTAGTAAACTGTGGAATGAACAAAGTTATCAAATGCACAGTTTAAATTTTATTCAAGCAGGTGTGGCACTAGCAAGAACAACAAGATGCAGAGTATATATGACGTTTGCACACGATCTACGTCCTGATTTTAACACAGGCGAATTCCAAGGATACAAAAAGATGATGCAAAATTCTTTTTGGTTGCCTGGAGATATGTATAGTTGGCTCATAGTAAATCATGATAAACGTTTAAGTTTCCAAGGTGCAGATATGGGTAACCTTAGTGATGAACCTCAGATCGATCATCACCCAACTCCAATTATGTATTATCATTGGTTGAAAGAAAGAATTAGCACAAGGCTTAATCTGCAAATAGATAAAGACTTTGCAACAAAAATGCAACACGCATTAGAGAATACAAAGATATACAACGACATCGGTGAGTCTATTTTAAATGCGGGTTACGATACAAACAAACATTACGTTAGGGGTTATTAATGACAAAGCCATACGTTTGTCAATACTGTAACACAGGATATACAAGAGAAAAAACTCTTGCTGTGCATATGTGTGAGCAAAAACGTAGAGCATTGCAAAAGAACGAAAAGCACGTTCAATTAGGTTTCTATGCATTTGAACGATTTTATCAACTGTGTCAAAATCTACAAGGATCAAAAACATATGAAGAATTTTGCAAATCACCTTACTATAATGCTTTTGTTAAGTTTGGTTCCTTTGTTTCAAATGTACGACCTCTATATCCAGAAAAGTATGTTGACTATGTGGTCACTTCAGGGGTCAAACTTGACCACTGGTGCAGAGATGAATTATACGAAAAGTACGCACTCGAACTTATTAAAAAAGAAGGCGTTGAAACAGCAGTAGAGCGTTCTATCAAAACTATGATGGATTGGGCTGATGCAAACAATGCTCCGTGGACACACTACTTTCGGTACGCTAGTTTAAATAGAATAACCCAACAACTTAAAGACGGTAAGATAAGTCCTTGGCTAGTACTCAATTCCAAAACCGGAAAAGAAATGTTATCAAAGTTCAGCGATGAACAATTAGAAATAGTATATCCTGTAGTCGATCCCCAACACTGGGCAATGCGTTTTAAAAGATCACCTGCTGATGTAGAATTGGTAAAAGAAATTGCTGAAAAGGCTGGAATTTAATTTGACTTTAGATTTTAAAATGTGTATAATGTAATTATGGAAATAGATAGAGAAAAATATAAAGTAACATCAAATCATATAGGTCCAGACGGCGAAAGTGTTGATAGACTTTATGGCGGCGGCGCTGGAACTAATTCTTTAAGAGTTGTTAATAGAGATTACACAGAGTATAAAGGTAATATTAAAAAAGTTAGTATTATTAAAAAAGATATGAGTGGTAATAACTTTAGAAGTCATGTTTACAAAACAGATGACAATAGATGGTTTGATCGTTGCGGATTACCAATCGCCAAACCAACCAATGTTAAAGAGGAGGACGAAGATGTTACACAAGATTAGTCAGTTTTGTGATAAGATAGATTCGATTAAAAAAGACGCAGACAAACTACGAGAATACAAGTACGGTGAGAACAAAAGAACTAATCAAGAGATTGATAATTTAATTGCACAAATACAAGCAGACTGTTATCTAGTATCTCAAGATAAAAGTACATACCCAAAAGAAAAATAATGCCTGATATTGATATAGATTTTGCAGACAGAGATGTAATACTTGATAAACTAAAACATCGAGTAGCAAAACTTTCTACGGGTAAAAAACATAACACCGGAATTTATGTTACTGAAATTCCACACAATCCGGTTGACAACATATCAACTATCGACTATGAAACAGCAGAGGATAGAGGCTACTTTAAACTAGATTTTCTTAATGTTTCGATATATACTGATATAAGAGACGAACAGCATCTCTTATCACTAATGAAGAAAGAGCCACTATGGGAATTACTCACGCACAAAGAATTCAGCGACAAATTATTTCACGTCGCAGGACACTCTACCGTCCTACAACAGATGAAGCCGACAACTATAGAACAACTAGCCGCAGTCCTAGCGATGATCAGACCCGCCAAACGTTATCTGATTGGGAAAGAATGGACTTTGGTGATGAAAGAGATTTGGACTAAACCTTCGGACGACGAGTATTACTTTAAGAAAGCACACGCAATGGCTTATGCTGTTGGTGTAGTTGTACACATGAATTTGTTATGTGAGCAACTTAACGAGGCTTCCTAATCAGTTGGACCGAACGTCTTTTTACTCTTTTAACGGATAAGTTTTTTAAATTTACACAAGGACCGTGTATTACTTTTACATCTTTACTGTTCATGTTTACCATGCAGTATCTAAATGATTCCATCTCATGCCTTAAAAAGATATTAATAGGAATCATTCGATTTGATTCCCACCACCAAACTTCTCCTAAACTTAGGAATATGTCCTGATGCTCTTTAGTTACTATGTCTGAGTAGACATACATACTTGTGATGAAATTATCTTGGTTGTTGATGATCCCGACATACTCCTGGCCACCGTATGTAACCACGCTTAAGAACGGGAATTTTTCTTCAATGTCTTTTCTTAGCATAACTCGATATTAATAAATATGTGTAAGGGAAATTAAAAAAATATGCAACTTACACCCAGATATTTAGTCAATAACAAAACCATTCTCGTAGCAGATTTGGCTACGGGTGTTGCAACGGAGTATAGACCAGTGTACGCAAAAAATTTACAAGTATATCGAGGTATCGACAATGTCCTTACTTTCGAAGTTAAAAACAATGATCAAAAGAAAGTAAGTATTCTTAATACTTACACACCTAAGTTTGTAGCCTTTGATTCAAACAATACAATGGTGCTTGAACTAACAGGAACTGTTACAGAAACTACTACGCCAAGCAAAGTAGGACAGTTCGAAGTTAAAGTTACAGCAAACGATGTATTAAATTTAAAAGATCAGTTCTTAACATATCACGTACACTTAATTAAAAACTCTGATGACACTGCTGTATTGACTTATGCAAATGCTCACTTTGAGGCTTGTGGAAATATTCAAATATCTAGTTGTGCATTCCCTGGACCTAAAGAGTCATACTCTGTACAATCATTTACTGAAAACAACAGCACTTGGTACAGTGAAAAAATTGATGCAGAGCCAGCACTAAATGGAAATGAAGCATTACACACTGCGGCTATCTACTCTACAGGATTTGACGGTGAAGTAACTATCCAAGCAAGTTTAGAAAATCAAAATCCAACTAATTGGGTAGACGTTGCTAATTTAACTCTTACTAGTCCAACAGAACCAATGTATGTAAACTTTAACGGAATCTACAGTTTCATTAGAGCCAAGTATACCAAAACCAATTCTGGAACAATTGATAAAGTTCTCGTCCGAAACTAGTTGACTTTACTTGCGACTTATACTATAATAATAGTATGAGCATCGTATCGGATACATTACATCTGCACCTACCAGCAAAACGTAAAACAACTCCAAGTGGTTGGACTAGTTTTAATGCACCCTGTTGTGTACACAACGGAGATAGTGCTGACAAACGTCAACGTGGCGGTTTGATTGCTAATGGCGATGGCGGTATTTCATATCATTGTTTTAACTGTGGATACAAAGCAAGTTGGACTCCGGGTAGACAGTTAAGTTATAAAATGCGTAAACTTCTACAATGGTTAGGAGTTCCAGATGATACTATTACTAAACTTGCACTACAATGTTTACAAATTGCAGAAGTTGGAAAAACAAATATACAAATCGAACTTCCAACATTTGAAACAAAACAACTTCCGAAAGATGCTAAACCTATAAACGAAAACACTCCATTAAATGTTATAGAATATTTACAAACACGTAATTTGTATCTAGAAGATTATAAATTTCACTGGAGTCCTGAATTCAAAGACAGAATCATTATTCCTTTTTATTACAAAGGGGATGTTGTAGGATATACCGCACGTAAGATTACAGACGGTAATCCGAAGTATCTAAGTGACCAACAACCTGGGTATGTGTTCAATATCGATGCTCAAACGTATGAACGCAAATACACAGTAGTTGTCGAAGGTCCGTTTGATGCTATTGCTGTAGAGGGTGTAGCCTTGCTTGGTAGCGAAATCAAAGACCAACAGGCTATGCTCCTTGACAGTTTAAATACAGTTAAAATAATTGTTCCAGATAGGGACGAAGCAGGTAGTAAAGTTATTGACGAAGCAATTGATTTGGGTTGGTCGGTTAGTATGCCTGAGTGGGAAGAGAGTATAAAAGATGTAAATGATGCTGTGCGAATGTATGGGAAAGTTTATACTTTATATTCAATTATAAAATCTGCAGAAAGCAGTGAATTAAAAATTAGACTTAGGAGTAAAAAATGGTTTGGTTAAAAACTTTATGGCAAAAGATTACAAAGCCATATACAGAATGGAAGGAGAAGAGACGTTTGAAAAAACGAATCGAGGAACTTAAAAAGAGAGATCCTTTTATATACAAATAAATGTTTATGAGTGAATTTAGACAAGGTATATTTAATTTATTAAAAAAGATCATTGGCGGTAGCAGTGTTATGCTAGCCGTCATTTATACCATTGGCCATATCGTAATTGCCATGGTTTGTAATAATTTTATCACGGGTGCTTCATTTGAATTGGCGGCAGTTGATGCCATTGTTGAACCCATGATTAACGGTGTGTGGTTTTATATACTACATAAATTATATAAAAAGTTTAAAGGTGTAGAATGATTCAATGGGGTATAGTAGGTAACAGTCACGATGCTAGTTTAGCAGTGTTTGATGACGACGATCTTAAATGGGCGGCACTAGCAAAAGACTTTAGTGGAGTTGCTAATGACCCACACCTAAACAGCGAAATTATAAAATATGCTCTCAACGGTTGGGGCGGTCCTGAAAAAGTAGTTTGGTATGAACGACCAACACTTAAATCTTTTAGGCAGTTACTAGCAGGCCAAGGTTTTCTATTTGAAGAAAACAATATTAAAAAATATCTAAGAAGATACATAGGATATCGTTTACCAATTGAGTATATGAATCATCACCATAGTCATGCCGCATATGGTTATTATACAAGTGGCTTTAGAGATGCTAGTATTATTTGTATTGACAGTATTGGTGAGTTTGAAACACTAACAATGTGGAAGGGCGATGGAGACAAGTTAATTAAAGTTAGTTCGCAAGGATATCCACATAGTTTAGGTTTGTGGTATAGTGCTATGACACAACGTTTAGGATTTATTCCTAATAAAGAAGAATACGAAGTTTCTAATCTTGCTAAGAACGGTGACTGGAGACGTTACTATGATTTCTTAAAAGATTACTTTTTTGAATTTGAAAACAGACCATTCTGTATTGTAAAACTAAAAGAGAATTGTCATAGAGGATTAAAATGGTGGGCACCAGAAATTAAACAAGATGATCTAGTAGACCTTGCCGCGGCAACTCAAAAACTGTTTATGGATATTGTATTAAGGTTAACTACTAGTATGGCACTGCGTATGCCTAGCAAGAATCTAGTTGTTACTGGTGGGTGTGCGTTAAATAAAGGCGCAATGGATTATATTAGACCCAACTGGGACAATCTTTGGATACCCCCTAATCCAGGTGATCCTGGCTCATGTATTGGAGCAGTATTGGCTTCGGAAAAGAAACATATTGACTTTAATCCTAATGTATGGTATAATAGTAAGTAAAATAAGGGAACTAAATGGCAAAACAAAATAAAGACTACGGCTATGATGTACAGAAAGTATATCTAGAAATGATGTTGAGCGATGCACAATCATTTGTGCGTTGTCAAAGTATCTTTGATAGTTCGTTGTTTGATAGAAAATTACAAGACGCCGCAGAATTTATTAACAAGTATGTAAGTGATCATAACGCATTACCTACACAAGATATGGTGAATGCAAGTTGTAAAACTGATTTGAAAATTCCTGAAGGTCTACGTGAAGAACACTATGATTGGTTACTACAAGAGTTTGAAACATTTACTAGACACAAAGGTTTGGAAAGAGCAATTCTTGAAAGTGCTAACTTACTTGAAGAAGGCAACTACGGTCCAGTTGAAGACAAAATTAAAAATGCAGTACAGGTAGGACTACAAAAAGATTTAGGTATTGATTACTTTGAAGACCCTAAAGGTAGACTACAAGGACTAAAAGACAACAACGGACAAGTAAGCACAGGTTGGGCAAGTTTAGATAGGAAACTGTTTGGCGGGTTCAACAGAGGTGAACTGAATATCTTTGCAGGTGGTTCTGGTGCAGGTAAATCTTTGTTCTTAGCAAACCTCGGTGTTAACTGGGCACTTGAAGGTATGAATGTTTGTTATCTAAGTTTTGAATTGAGTGAAGCACTTGTAGCAATGCGTATTGACAGTATGTTTACTGATACACCAACAAAAGAAATATTTAAGGATCTTGATGGTGTTGAAATGAAAGTTAAGATGCTTGGTAAGAAAACTGGCGCATTTCAAATTAAGTATATGCCAAGTGGTAAGACAGCAAATGATATTAGAAGTTATTTGAAAGAATATGAAATTAAAACAGGCAAGAAGATTGATGTATTACTTGTAGACTACTTAGATTTACTAATGCCTATTAGTAGAAAAGTATCGCCAAGCGATTTGTTTATTAAAGATAAGTTTGTATCTGAAGAATTGCGTAACCTTGCAATGGAAACACAAACTGTGTTTGTAACAGCGTCACAGTTGAACAGAGGTGCAGTTGAAGAAATTGAATTTGATCATTCACATATATCAGGTGGTTTGAGTAAGATTCAAACAGCAGACAACGTTATCGGTATCTTTACAAGTAGAGCAATGCGTGAGCGTGGACGTTATCAAATACAGTTAATGAAGACACGTTCATCAAGTGGTGTTGGCAGTAAGATTGATTTAGAATTTGATGTTGATAGTTTGCGTATTAGAGATCTTGAAGACGACGATGACAACAACTACAACACTGCTCCACAAGGTGGATCGAGTGTACTTGCAGGACTAAAAAGAACAAGTGCTGTTGAACAAGGTGAACCAACCGAACCAGATCAAGGTGTGCCTGTTAGAAAAGTAAGAGCAGAAACCGATTCAACTAAACTACGTGAATTCTTAGGCAATCTTGGCAATGAATAGTATACACGTAGTTGACAACGTATTTCCTGATTGGTTGTTAAAAACTATACAACATAGTATTAGCAATTTAAAAGAATGGGAATACGGTCGTGTACAAAGTGCATTCAACGAAGAATACGAAAACTATTACAACTGTGTACTATGGCACAAGAATTATCCTGAAGCAAAAGATCCTTTAAAAGGATTAACCAATACAATCGCTAGTTGCTTTGCACTAGAAGTTTTACCTAAAGTAGTTAAGTCTGCCACACAGAGTTTACAAATTGCCAGACTAAATGGAACTACTCCTGCTAGTACACAATACCCACACAGGGACTGTGATATGGGAGAAAACATTGATAATATGTATAGTATAGTTTGGTATCCGTTTGACAGCGACGGTGGTCTACGCTTTTGGGAAGATCAAATTGTTTTAGATAAACCGTCACAGGTTGTAGAATACAAAATAAACAGAGCCGTGGTATTTCCTAGTCATATTCCACACGCAGGATTAGCACCTACAGACTGGCCTATGCGAGTAAGCATAAACACAGTTTGGGCTCTTAATTAGATTCCTAGGGTAAAAAATACCCCCGTGCGACAGACGCCTTAAATGCATGAAAATCACCCCTAAATGGCTCTTATTTGCCGACTTAAGGAGTTTTGCTATACTTTGTATGTCTTAGGTATTTTTACACGGCGAGCACCGTTTTAACCGCTTTTAACACGCCTTTAATATACGTATATTAAATAGAGTTATG